ATCACCTATCATTATAGTATGATCTCTAGGAGTCATTGGGGGTGGAGAATAATGTCCCATCCAAAAATGATCTTCTATATTATCAGAAATATCATTTCTTACTACTTTAACTTTAAAGGATTCTAATAAACTTATTAGTTTTTGATAATCCTCTTCAGTTTCTATAGCAATTCGTTCCATCACAGAACGAACTTTAGGGTTTTTAATAAAACTATAAAATTCTGGTGGATAACTACGACCCACTGCACAAACTTCCAATGGATCCCAATGTTGATACACAGATAACATTTCAAATACTTCTTGGCGGAATTACAAAATCATCAGGAGTTATTATTGCATACTTATAATTGTATTGATGACAAGTCTTTATTGCAAGTTCTGGATCAACTTCAACAACTTCCATTTCTGGATAGTCATCAGCTTCTAATAGACCAACAAATCTTTCTGCATCATCTTCATCTTGAAAAAAGTATAATGTTTTATCGCCATACGGATCCTGTACAGCATATGCACCGTCTTCATCTCCGTATTGCGTGATCATGTACATATTATTCTATTTCGCAAGCTTCTTGATAGACCTCTCTCAAAATGGTTTTAACTTTTTCCTTATCTAAGTCAAAATCAGAGTCTTCAACATATTTATTTAAAATAGTGATAGTGTCCTCTATTTTTTCTTGGTCAAAATCCACATCATCATCATTGACTTCAAAATTTTCAACGATTTTAATATCTACAACTCCAGTCTTATAGATCTTATCTACAAACTTTTCAAAAAGAAGTTGATCTGATTTTTTGCGAACAACAATTTTAACAATCTTATCTTTATACGGAGTTGTATTGAAGAGTTTGGGATTATGGTCCTCATAATAAATTCTTTCAAACATATTGTAAGGATTTTGAACGAACTCTAATTCAAAAGTTTCTGTATCAAAAAAGTTAAATCCTCTCTTATCATCCACATCATTCCAATAGAGTTGATAAGGATTTCCAAGATAGAAAATCTTTCCGTTATTAGAACGAGTATGATAGTGTCCAGAACATACAATTCTAAAGTTATCGAAAACATTAACTTCCATTCCATGTTGTTGAACATTTCCTGGATACACACTAAATCCATTTAGTTCAAGATGTCCAAATGCAGCTTTCGCTTTGGTTTTTGAAAGTTTCTCTAAAGTCTCATCACGATTCTCAGGAGAAATCCAAGGAATCATGAATGTTTTCAATCCAGCAACTTCATATTCACCAGGACTAGAAATAGGAACAATGTTGTCATACTCTCTCAACAGGGACTCGATAGAGTTGACTTCATTAGTGTTCTTATAATATGCATCATGGTTTCCGACAATCTGATGAACTTGAACACCTAAATCGCGGAAACGATCATAAACGTTTTCCTTTGCCCAATTCAGTGCCCAGAAATCTACACTTTTACGATTATCAAATGCATCACCTAAATGAATGCAGTGTTTGATTTTGCGTTTTTCCAGTTCGGGAAAAAAGACATCCTCATAAAACTTTTTAAAATAATCATGAAAGGTTTTACTACCTTTTCTGGCCCCATAATGGGTGTCAGTCACACAAGCAATTAATGTCATTGATACATTTTTGTTTGAATAGAATCTTTAATACTATTATAGTCTGAAGCGTTTCCATAGTCATCATCTACAGTGAACACTTCGTCATATCCAGATCTTTCAATAATCTTAGAACGAATTTCCATCTGCTTCTTTTCTTTTTGAATTCTTCTCAGAAATGCGTAATGAATAATCTGAGTAAAATAAGCAAATGGATTGGAAGACTTTTCTGGATTAAAGTTATGAATATACTGAACACAATTTTCAATACCATCACAAATCATATCTTCACGGAACATATAGTTCACAAAGTTTGGTTTGTAAGATAAGTGCGTAGCAATTTTTAAAAAACATTCGCCAAGATAATTGGTGATACGGGGTTTTGGTTCACCATTTTCCGCGGCTACCTTGACTTTTCTTTTGTATTCGCATATCGCTTCAAGGAATTCCTTGTTATTTACATAATGTTCTGATCTTTTTCTTTTTGGTGCCTGCATTTCATGAGTCCCTGTTTATATTAAGTGTTCTTATTATAACAGAATGTTCGGCTATTGACAACAGCCCACAATAACCTGTACAATAACTCTGTGGGGTTTCAAAGATCAGATATCTTTAATATCTTGAGATTTATAAAGTTTTTCAAGTTTTTTACGTGCTTCAGAGACAGAGGAAAGATATCCCATTTCTGGAGTAAGAGAATTTTTTGAATTTTTATTTTCCTGTTGTTTCAAAAACTTATGGTACATTTCAATAGTTTCTGGATCACGAACCTCACTGATTGTGAGAACTTTTTCCATATCTAAAAGAAATGTATCGTCATCTGCAAATTTAAGCCATGGATCTATCTTATATCCTTGCATTCCAATTTGTTTCATGACAATAACTTCAATAGTTACTGGATTGTGAAGAATTAACATTATTCTACCTTCTTCTTCCGAAGGACAGACAATGGAGAATATTTCTTCTCCAGATACTAATTTAATTACTGCATAAAAATCATCTTCCATCATTCTTTTAAATTTACCTGAATGAACTCGTAGTTAAAATTTTCTTAGTTATAAATTTTGACTCTTTCTATTAGGTGATTTAGTGTATAATTTTTTCTTGAATTTTTAGTACAATCATCTGCAATATCATAAAGTACGGCCTGAGTTTTATTATCACCTTTTCTTAACACTCTTCCAATTGATTGTAGATTACGGATTCTAGACTTTGAAGGTGAAGCAAAAATAACATTATGTAAATTTTTAATGTTAATTCCCGTACTAAACGTGCCATATGATGCCACAATAATTGCATTTTGTTCTCTTTCAGTAATTTCTCTGACTAGTTCTCTTTCTTCTGCATCGACTCCACCATGAACATAAAAAACTTTGCGACCATCCTTAGCGGAATTATTTATTGATTCATAAAGAGGTTGTCCATGAGTTTCAACTCTAGAAAAGAGAACGAGAGTATTTCCTTTAAGATCTAATGCCAAATTTTTAATGAAGTTATTTCTTTTTTGGTGCCCAATAATAAATTGAACCTCATCTTCAAAAGTTTCAAATTGTTGTGGATTATGTTTAAGAATAATGATTTTGATTTGAAGTTTAGAAAGATGTCCTTTGTCAATTAACTCTTTAGTTTGAGTGACTTTATAAGAAGGACCAAATAATCCCTCCAATACCCATTTATGCGTTTGAGTTCCATCGAGAGTACCAGTAAAACCGAACCTATATTTGGTATTATCCAACTTAGTCATGATTCCAACTAGAGATTTGGATTTAAATTGATGAGCCTCATCTCCGATAACTACATCAAAACCATCATAGAAAGTTCTTGGAAGTTTGTAGATAGACTGCCAAGTAGTAATGACTACAGGATATTCATTAGTCTTCTCACGACCGCTGTAGATGCGGTGGCAATAGTCCTCTGCGTTCCATCCGTAGTCCTGGAAGTCTTTGAACATCTGTTCAACCAAGGAGGTTGTAGGGACCACTAGGAGGGTTTTCTGATCTCTTTCAGCAAAGTATCTGACAATAGAATAAATCATCAAAGATTTACCAGAAGCTGTCGGTGAGATTAAAAGTTTACGATTGTACTTAAGTGCGTCATAAACTGCATCAATTTGATAATCTCTTGGTTTATGTTTAGAGATACGAGTCATGTAATCTTTAACACCTTCATAAGAGATCATTTCATTCTCTTCTAAAGGAGTTCCATAGAATTTATTGTTTTTAAATTCTATTTTATAGTCCCACTTTTTAGCCCAAGAAACTACCTTATCGAGGAGACCAACATATATCTCTCCAGTATGAGTCGAAAAGAGACGAATCTTTCCATCCCAATACTTACTTCTGTACTGGGGCATAAATTTTGCTCCTGGTACATCAAAAGTAAAATGTTCTGAAAGTTCCTGGTAGATATGTGGTTCTGCTTCTATTTTCAGGAATACTTCGTTCTTTTTCGCAATTACAATATCAGTCATATCCTCTAATAAATTTCTGCCACTCAATCGCATTCTTGAGCTGATATGTTCTATTTAATATAGTTTTAAGAATGCTCTCCAGATAATTGAGCATCATTTGATAATATTCAATTTTAGTCTGGCATTTAATTAAATCTTCGTCAGCATCCAGATACTTATCCAAATCTGGTTTAAGTACCTTATGATCAAAGGGTTTTTCAATATAAACTTCTGGTTCGGCTCTACCAGTGTAATATTGCCACTTTTCTTTTTTTAAAATCTTATACTTATTTTCCTGAGCTTTCTTCAGAGTCAGGATATTATTAAAGATCTTATAATACTTTGCATGAAGACTTGGAATCTTTACTGATTCTGTGTGCAAGTTGTCTTCATCAATTTTGGAATCTTCTTCCCAAAGTTTTTGAATTTCATCCAGGTTCATAGTTGGAGATTTTATAAAGAACATACTTAAAAGTTACTGTAGCAACTGCATACTGCACATCGGCTTGAGTTGCATCAAAGTCAATATCAGATAAAGATGTTGGAAACATCCCTTGAAATTTTACGAGAGTTGATGGTTGAAAATTACTATTATAAACAATTAAAGTTCCATCCGAGACATTTGGATCTTGTGTTGGGTTATTGGGATCACTTTTCATCCATTGCATGTATTCATAAACACTTTCTGGATAACCCAATCCTCTCATCCAACTTTGGATGATGTTGTAATTTTCTAAATTTTCATCAATATTAAAAGTTAATCGAAAATCATCAAATACTAGTTTATCCCCAGGAATTGGAATGTCCTTTAGATATGTTGGTTGAATAGCAACTCCCAAATTGATTCCAGGAATATTTGCTGATTTTGAAAAGAAATCTACTTTTGGTGCTCTAGCAAGACTGAACTTAAACCCTAGAGAACTTAGGAAATTTCTATTTGAAATTTGTTTATCAAAAGCACCAGACATTGTTTTTACTTTTATTTATTCACACCAAAATACTCTTAAATTGAGTATCACCTCTATCCTCACGATAGTGTCTAACTCTATGACAATTACTACACAACATAATGCACTTATCTATTTCTTCTAAGATAGAATTCCAATTACGATCAAGTGATGGTGCAATTTCAAATTTTTTTTCCATAGGATTTACATGGTGAAAATCATATGCACACTTATGAAATGTTCCCCCACAATCGTGACATTTATTTCCGAATTTTTCAATTAAGAGATCTTTTCTCTTATCTCTCCTTCGTCTTGTGTACTCGGCTCTTTCTTTAATATCTTTTCTCATAGTTACCGATTGAATGGTAACTTTATTTATAAAAAAAAGACCCCCGAAAGGGGGTCAGTGAATTTGTGAAAAGTATTGATCACATTAAGTTGGAGACCTTTACTCTTCTGTAGTAACGGTTTGCATTGAGGCGGAGTCTGCCAAGACCCTGATCGGTTCCTTCTGCAAATGGGTTTGCAACGATTCCGTAACGAGTCTTGAATCCGATTTTTGGCTGGAAGGTGTCCTGACCGACGGCACGAACCATCTGGAGAGGAACATATGGGCAGTAGAAGATACCAGCGTCATATGCGCTAGAACCCTTATAACCTACAACGTAGTACTGATCAGCAGCAACGTTTGCAGCATATGGGTCAATGTATACACGATACTTACCTTGGAGAACACCAGCGAAGGTGTTACCAGTGTCATCAACGTTTAGGTTAGCGTTGAGTGCAGGGGTGTAATCAAGAACACCAGCCATGGTTAGAGCGGAAGCAACGTCTGCGGAGCAGATGATGGTGTTGCCCTTTCCTCTACGAGTTCTTTGTGCGATTGCGTTAGCATCACGCTCGATCTGGAAGAGTAGACCCTTGAACTTCTCAACGGACCAACGACCATTGGAGTCAACGTCGAGGTCGAATACACCAGCGGTAGCAGTGTTAACAGCAGCACCTTGCTCAGCAACCTTATAGATGGTTCTGATAACTTCTCTGTTGATTTCAGCGAGGATCTCAGTGGAGAGAATGTTAGCAAGTTCTGCTTCTGCGTTTAGACCGTGAATTGCCTTGAGGTCTTGAGCGAGCTCTAGGGAGTACTCAGCCTTGAGGGCGCGTGACTTAGCAGTTACGGTAACCTTCTCGATGCTGAATGC